AACATGTTGATGAAGTAAAGATAGGTCTTTAACATCTGGATAATATTTTTGAACACTTTTTAAAGCAATTCCTGCCAGAGGATATTGCTTTATATCATAATGATATTGCTTCACAATACCTGAACCACTCCAACACAATCAGGAATATCCATCATCACTTTCTTCTCTATACCCTGTTTCAATGTCATAGCACTCATGGCACATGACTCACATGCACCACCCAATCTTATTTTGACAAGGTTTGTTTCTTCTTCGATCTCTACAAACTCTAACCACCCACCATCTGCCTCGATGTAGGGTATAAGGTCTTCGAGAACCTTCATCACATTTTCTTCAGTTAATTCCATTAGTCTAGTGGTAATTCTCTTGGGTTTTCTATTTCATCCTGCATATCAAAATGTTCTGGATGTGCTTGCTCCATAACAAGGTAACGAGAAAAAACATACAATTGTTCTTGAGTATATGTTATTTTATTATCCTTATTTTGATTTGCTTCTTGAGCAACTTTTTTATCAACACACTCTTCTGTTGTTAGATCTTCAAACGTATAAGGATAACCGTTTATAAAACACATCTTAACAACTTGATCTTCATACCATACATATTTCCAACTAATTTTTAATTTCATTTGCAGTTTTAATTGTTGTTAGAGGGCACTCTTTCTATCTGTGTATTACACCTAGAGATCTTTTGTACTCCCTCTGAAGGGTTTGTAACCAATGGACAAAACTGAGAATCAATTGATTACTGTATCATTATATAGTCTTAGGACAAGAGTGTCAAGTCCTCCCTATAGCGAAGATGTACATAGTCAACAATAGCATCCGTCTTTATAATTCTCTTATATTCTGGTTGCATATACTCCAATAAAATTGGTTGTCCATGAATATTGTGGAGAAAGTTAGATTCTAATGGTTGAATTATAAAATCATTCTGTAGTATATTACTCATCCACTCAGCAAAAGCATCACCAAATCCATCCTCAAATCTCCAAAGATGAGTTTTCATATTAATATAATCTACTTGTGGTCTAAACCATCCCTTTGGATGATGTGGATGAGACTTTAATGATATGTACCGTTCTACTGGATCTCGTACAATAGCAATCTGTTCTAAGTACTCTACATCCAAATACTTCTCATATAGTTCTCGATGAAGATGAGAGATCTCAACATCTTCAATTGGTTCCCATATAATTTGCTCTGGTACATAATCATTTAATCTTATATTCTCTTGAATAAATCTACCAGCAGTCCTTGGAATATGAACAAACAGGAATCGTTTCCCAGTCTCTTTATGATGATACGTAGGCATCAGGGTCTACTATACCAAAATGAGAGAACAAATCTCTCCGATTCCTCAACTTTACTAACATAATGAAGAAGTTGTGAATTAGAGAAGATAACTAACTTCCCTGCCTTTGCTTTGACCTCCATATCTTCAAACATAGTAGATCCACCCTTAAAACCATCATTTAAGTAAAGCATTGCTGCAAACACATCTGGTCTATGAATATTATTATCATCATAATGAGGTTTCATAAAACACCCAATGGGCCATCTTACAACACCCACATAATCTAGTGCTATCTCATTCTCGAAGGACTTACATAAAGTTGTTACATTATTAATAACACCACCAAATAATTCATCCGTTGTCGAATTCATATCTATAGGATCTACATTACCACCCAAATATTTTGCACCATAATTCTTATCAAATGGTTGGTTTGGAATATATGTAAGAGTGTCGTTTGGATCTGAATGTGTTACAGCATCTAGAGCACGATCTTCTTTCTTAACATCAAAAAGATCAATAAACGGTTGACAAAGAGAAGGATCTAAAAAATTCTCTTCAACGTACAGAAGTTTCTTCATTCCACCTATTAAGAATCCATGAACTACTGTTCTTTTTATCGTCACCCCCAACACCAAAAACAAAACTCACTCTATCATCATCCTTCCATTTTTCCATCTCTGGTATATTGCTTTTAGTTCTATCACCACCATTGCAAAAGATTACCTTATCATATACTTCAAGTGCCATATAGATTGCATCATTAGCAGTATCATCCTTATCCCTAAATTCAATACAAACATCAACACACTTCAATTCCTCAATTATAGACATCCTCTCTGCCACATTCATAAAATACTTTCCTTTCTTCCTAATTAACCAATCATCAGAATTAACAGCAACTCCTAGAGTTCCTAATTCTTTTGCAGATTTAAAAAATGCAATATGTCCACTATGTAAGGGATCAAATCCTCCACTTACTAATACCAAAGTTGTTTCACTCATAGTTAACCATTGTAATTTTTCTTTTTAGATTTCTCGCTCTCCTCCTTCTTCTTTTTTTTCTTTTTCTTTTTGGTTCCGTTGCCGTTACCAAGGAAGCGATATCGAGGCATTATTTTGTTTGTGTGTTTGGAGGTCCAGAGAATCTAGGATCTAAAAAGTCTTTAGTATCAGAATCTACTTTATTTGGATCGTAATTAGGGTCAGGATAATCTTCCCAACTATTACCTTCATACTCAGTAATTAATGGATTAACATCCTTCCTCTCACCATAGACATGATAGAAGCAATCAATTGGTTTGTCATCTGCTTCCTTCACAATTATAAACTCATTGTTGAATTCTACCACATTTAGATGGAAGTGTCGATCTCCAATAGGTTGTAGTTGTACTGTAATGGTATCTTCATGCACCAAATCCTTCCAATAATATGGCAATTCAATCTTATTAGAATCCTTTAGTCTTCCTCTATAATATACTGCTACCTCTGGTCCCTCAATACATGCGTGTCTAAGTCTATGACCTTTACCTTTGGTAGGATGTACCAAATCAAATGGTTTTGGTGAAGCATCTGCTGCTGCGAATCTTGAAGCAAGTTTACCTTTATTACCACAATCTACACGACCAGTAAAGAAGGCATCCCCATCAACATATAATAAATCAGTCTGTGGTCCTGAGATCTTAAGGACATTTGACATTCTGCCATTACCCTCCATCACAGAGTCACCCTTGATCTTTAAAGACATTGGTGGCAATAATCCATCAGGATTAAAAGTATTAGCAACCATCAAAGTTGCTTCAGAATAGGTGAACCAAGGAGCACCAACAACCATAGGTGCTTCAATATATGCACCACCTCTAATCTGAGTAGGACCAATTCCTAATACGGATGCAGGTAATCCCTCACCTACAAATAAAGTTTTTTTACATTCTATGTCTGGAAACTTAGCCATCTAATCCACCTTCTCGTTGTTGATCTTCTAATAATGATTCACCTTTAGATGGAAGACCTGTTGTTGCTCCATCAGCACAATCAATCAATCCACCCCAAAAATTAAGAGTATTTTGACCAATCATTTCCAATAAACCAGATGAGAAGAATTTTACTACAGAATCACCATTAACTTCAATAGTTTTAGACTTCATATTAATCTTCTCATTAGAGTCTATATTAATTATACCCTTATTGGCATGCATATCAATATCTTGTCCTTCTATTCTTACTCTACCTCTTGCTGCTCTAATAACAATATCACCTTCAGCAGCATTTAATATAAACGCATTATTTGTTACAGGTCTCTCTCCACAGTGTATCTGATATACACCTGGACATCTATTAATAGTACCACCCTTCTGAGCACCAGAAGATATCATAGTCATATAATGCTCAACTTCCTGACCTGGAAGACCATTTCTAAGCATGATACCACTTAATTGGTTGTTCATATTAATATGACCAAACTTTAAATGACCATAATCATTACCCAATTCTAATGGGTTATGTACTTTTAACTTTGCCATTAGTTACTCTCCACGATTCTGTATCCTTTATCTTCATCAATAGTTCCCCTATTAACATTACCAACACAATCAACAACTTTAACAACTGGTGTCATTGGGTCAATTTCACTGTCTTCTGCATCACCAATTCTCTTAACACAGAAGATTGGATTTATAATAGCATTATAACCAGTATTGGTAGAGACATATATCTCAGGTCTCTCAGTAAATCCTTCACCAGGATTAATAATCTCAACAGTATCTAGTACACCAAAAGGACCAAAGGTTGCTTTTATCTCTGCTCCAGTTAGATTTGGTTCAATAACAACCTTATCAAAATTAGAATCATAGTTCATACCTGCGGATTGAATCTCCAACCCACAAAGATAAAGCATCACAGGATAACTACCAACAGTTAATGCAGGGAATGCATTAAAGTCTGTCTCACCATTAGGACCTGTACCTGGAATTAGACTTGTACCCTTTCTACGTGCAATTCTATCTTCCATTGGTTGATCACCATCCAAGGTCTCAGTTCCACTACCACCAGCAGGAAGACCACTAGGAGTAATTGGAGTAACTTTACCACCAGGACCAATTAATCTCTCTGGAAGATCAAGAATATCCTCAGCACTATCTATAATTCTATCCGCTGGTCTAAGTACTGTATCACCCACACCACCATCTACATTAGGTGTTGTAGTATCAATGTCTGGTATATCTACATCTGGATCAAATCGTTGCCACTTACCATCTACTCTCTTAACTACAGTTTGATCAGCAGTTGCCCAAACTCTACCATCACCACCCATATCTCCATTTGGTTGTGAAGGGAATCCATATCCAGGCTCTTCAACCACAACATTATCAACACTCAATGTTGGACGACCTGTATCTGGGTTAGTTCCACCATCTGGTCTCATCTTTGGTCTAGCAAATCCACCTTTACCTTTACCACAATTATCCTTAATAGTAACAAAAGGTTCCTTTATATACCCTAAACCTGGTGCAATAATATCAACCCCAAGAATATCACCTACTGCACTAATAATCGCATTACCTCTAGCATGGTTTGGTGAATTACGATCAAGACCACCACCCCAGAAGGTTACTACTGGTGGAGCACAGAATACAGGTCCAACATTACATGAGTTAGCAGCATTTGTAGCAGAGGTTAACATATCATCTAGATTTAACCCTTTAAGAGTATCAAAATCAACTAAGTTCTTAACATCAGAAGCAAGTCCCTTAGCAGAATTTAAAACACTTTGAATATCAAATGTTGCATCTGGTTGACCACCTGCAAATATATCCCACTCACTAGACTCTGGACATTCTTGCTTATCATCACAACTAAAGAATCCCGCAAGTTGTGCTAAAAGACCTAAGATAGAATCTGCAATATTAAATGCTCCACCAAGAATACTTGAGAGACTACCCATAATACTATCAACGATTCCACTTATAGTTCCCAGTAGATTACCCATTAATCCACCAATGAAATTCTCAATAGCACATGCTGGTACATTAATAAATCTATCAACCATCTTGCCTAAGAAATCACCTATCATTTTAAATAGGTTCTTAGTTATCTTACTGTATAAGCAGGATAATAACTCAAGAGTAGCATCTTTAGCAGCTTTTACTTTATCTCGATCTATCGGAGCAACTTCGTGATATAACTTCTTCGTCTCATTATTAAGCGTCTCCAAGACATTCTTACGCATCTCTTTAATCATCCACTTCATGCCTCTCGACACAAAGTTAGATGCGATATCAATTTTCTTCTGAATGTACTCTTGTTTGTCGGCAATCCATCCAGAGGCAGTATTCTCCCACCTTGAAAGTTGGTCTTGTGCTCTCTCAATATCCTTAATCATTCCTTGGACAGCCTTCTGCACCTGTCCCATTGGAACTTTTTCACATTCACTAGGTTGAGCAAACCCTAATACTGGTTCTTCTTGTTGCCTTTGATCAGATATACCCCAAACATTCGGATAAGAAAATCCTTCCATAGGATTATCTTGCTCTAAAGGTATATCGTAAGATGCAACCTGATCTTTTTCAGTATACCCACTAAGAGGAGCAAAACCATCAGTAGTCTCTTGCTTCTTGTTTAGTTTAGTTTGTTCATTATTAGATTTTATACCCATAATAAATGCCCCTGTCTTTTCAGCAGCATTAGTCCACATACCACGAACATGAGTACCTTGAGTAACAGCGGAAGATGCACCACTTCCTTTATGTCCACTACCCATTGTACTTCCTGGCAATTCTGCCCAGATAAGTTGATCATCTGGGTTTATACTTTTGTCAGGAGAGTTCACTCCAATAATCCTAACACGAACTCTCTGACTCCAGTTCTTCAACTCCTTAGTACTAGTTAAACCTTCTTCATCTCTAGGCCAAGATTCCCTAGGTGCAACAATCCCTTCCCAAAAATTCTTGGAAATGGATTCTGGATTGAAAAGTAAGCCTGAGTCTGCTACCATTAGTCGTCGTATACTCTACATTCCAGTGAATCTGGATGATTATCACAATAAACTTCTAGATGCTGATCCTCATGGCGTGTGTGCCAATCATTGATCTTTGCACCACCTGGATTCTCTTCATTCTCTTCGTGAGCATGAAAAGCATCGTTGTGCATTTCTAAATCTGCCTCTGTATATTCAATCATACCATGATTAACATGCTCTTTATGATCCTTTGGATCAATATAAGATTCATGGTTTAAATCGTGCTCTGGAACTTTAGTAGTCATATTCTTTTAGTATATGATGTAAGTATTTAGTGTCATTATATCAGTTTCTGCCGAATGAGTCACGTACTAGACGCATTTTGGTCAGGCAACTATCACTTGAGAGGTGATGACATATGTCAGATATCATATATGCCCCACTCAATTCCTTATCTGGTCGTTCCGTTTTGTCAGTAGTTTGTGATGGTAAATCAATCTTAACTATCTCACCTACTCTTAAACTAAGATCACCAGGAATTTTTATTGTTACTACAATAGTAAACAATTTATTATAACGCATAGCAGATTGCATGAATACATCCTTTGAAGATATATTCTCATCCTTTCCTTTCTCAACCTGTTCATCCACATCACCATCAGGTAATTCACCAATATCAAGTCTTCTAAAGAATCTCCTAGATTCTAATCCATAATCTTGAATAAACTCCTCAGCCATAAGAGGTAAATCTTTACCACCCAATACTTCTTGAGCAACGTTCTCTACTACTTTTGCTGCCGTATCAAAAATATCTGTGAATGGATTATAAGTCTCCATCTTAGATCCATATGTTCCAGTTAATAAATTCTTTTTAACATTAATAGTACCCTTAGAAGTATATTCTAAAATCTTAGCATCATATCCTTCGGGAAGAGATGTACTTGAGTTGTATACAAAACTCTTAATAGGTTCTTCTTTAAATAAAATATCAATTGCTTTAAATCTAAACCCATCATAATTTTCATAGAAAAAATATCCTGCCGATTCTTTTGCTTCCTCACTCACAGATAACCTAGCAAGTTCAGTCATTAATTTAATAGGTTTTTTACCTTGACCCATAAAATTATACTTATTCTTTGTAGCATCACCTTCATATTCTTTTTTAGATTTTAAAAATTCACTTAATATATTACCAACAGACTCAGATATCTCACCATCATACCTAGCATATACCTCAGTACCACAAAGATCATTTGCAAGGAACTCTTTAGATACTAGATCAAGAGTATATGTTGCTCTCTCTGTATGTGATGATACGTTACGAATCTCTGAGATCCACATAGCATTATCACCTTCAAATTTTAGTTTATTATCTAAGTTATCTTCAAAAACTAATTCTACTTTCTCAAACCCATTTAATTTTAAACCAGTAATTGCAGTATTACCTTCCTCACCTTGACCAGTATCAACTACAGTTAAGGTAAATCTAACTGTACTATCAAGAATACTCTCATAATAATTGAACATCACAATACCAGCAGAGATATCCATCTTCTTGCTGCCTTCTCGATTAGATGTTATCTCACACTTGATTATATCACCAGATGTAAGAATACTATTTGCTGTTACTGCTGACATTATGCTAGTGCTGCCTCCATCCTGTTATCTATAGTACCATTATTAGATGATCCTGCAGAAGATTTATCTCCTCCTGCATTTCCAGAAGAAACATTCTTCTCAACTATCTTATTTATTTTAACAATCTCCGTTGTTCCACCTTCATAAGATGCTTCTTCAGATACTGCTGCTACATCACCACCTAAAGTAATTCTCTCAACTTTAAAATTGAGTTTCTTAATCTTCTTAGCTTCCTTCAGTTCACCTTTAAGTTTTGCAATTAATTTATCCTTCTTATCTTCCTTCTTCTTTTTCGCTTTCTTTTTATCATCCTTAGTATCAGGTTCTTCTGGTTTTAATGTTTCTCCCTGAGAACCTGATCCAGATCCTTTTGGTGGGAAGAATGCCTTAACCAATGCAGGAGCAGTCTGGAATGGATTCATCAACCATAAAAGATTCGGAATCTCTCTACCCATTAATAAAGATAAAGGTCCTATTAATACTTTTAAACCTGTTTTAAATACATTCCATATCTTCTCCTTCATAGGAACCCATTTAGGTATCCATTTTGGTGCTTTCTTAGGTAAATCTGGTATCTTAAATTTAGGAATTGATTCATAGAACCTACCAAATCCACCAGTTATCCACTTAAATACTGCCTTACCAGCACTAAAGATCTTCATGAGGGACTTCAGTAATTTCTTACCTACAGCACCCCAACCTTTACCCATCAAACCTTCATATAACATATCACCAACAAACACACCAATAGTTTCACCAATCAGTGTTCCTAAAACAGGAATAGGTATGAAGGTTCCTAATGCACCACCTAATGCAGCACCAAGAGTTCTGAATAATGCTTTACCAAGAGGTTCTCCTGATACTATCGAGACTATACCAACAACTAAAGGACCAACAATAGGAATCTTACCAAAGAATTTTGATACAAATGGTTTAGCACTCTTCATTGCAGGAGCAATGAACTTAGCAGCCTTACCAAATATCTTTACAGCAAATCCACCAACTTTACCTGCTGCTTTACCAGCAAGTCCTTTAGCAGCACCAGCACCTCTTCTTGCAAATTGGAATGCACCTTTTGCTCCTCTCTTGACAAGGGTATTCAATCCACCCATTGCCTTATTAGCAAACTTACCTGCTCCTCTGGTTATACCTTTTCTAAGTCCTTTTAAACCCTTACCAAATTTACGCATCATCTTAAGCTTTCTCGCTTTAAGATTACGCATTCTCTTACCAAGTTTGGTCTTCTTAAACTTATTACCTAACTTCTTCTTCCACTTGGGTGTCTTACCTCCTTTACCTTTTGGTCCAGCACCTGGCGGTTTACCCATACTAGAAGCCGCCATCATAACAATCATGGCGAGGTTAGCAAACTTGGTAAAGACCCCCGTAAACTTATCGAACGTCTTTGCTCCACCCTCACCAAATACTTTAGTGACTACACCTTTAACAGTATCTACTGCCTTATATCCAAATTCAATAAATCCAGTAACAGCACCAAGTAAAACACCAGCAATATTTCCAATCCAATTAAAGACTGGTTCTGCAATAGCAAGGAATTTTATAACCTGAGGTAACCACTTCAATAACTTCAGGGATATCATCCCCAATATAGTATTAAGAATAAAGTTTTTAACTGCACCTATTCCCTTTTGAACTGGTTTGAAAAGACCACCTACTGCCTTTGCACCCTTCTTACCTGCCTTTTCTAAATTATTCTCAGCACCCTTCCTCTTTTTAAATCTTGCTGCAAAACGTTGATCTCGAATATCCTCCTTCTGTACCTTTAATGTATTCCTAAGAACTTCTTCAATATTAATAGTCTTCTCATGTATTACTTTTAAATCATCGAGTATACCACTTTGACCTTGAGTTTGTGATTGCTCATCTACTGGTTCTGTACCTTTACTAGATGATCCCTGTCCAGGCATCATCGTCAAAGAAGGTTTGGTAATAGCACCACCCTTCTTATCTTTAATATTCATCAACTTGCCAGCAGCAATTGCCATACTATGCTACCCCCATGATGCCATAAAGTTCCATACAGTTCTTACGATGTGCATTCTCAAAAACTACAGGGAAGTCTTTTATCTCTCTCGACCCAGTTAGAGTACTACCACCGCCACCATCTTTAATAACCTGTGGTGGTAAATCTGTAATATTAAATCCACCTTTTCCTGGTGGCATTGGAGGTTCTGCAATTGCAGGTGGTGGAGCCATCTCTAACTTAGTAATTCTCTCTTCTAATACAGGTAATGTAGAAGGTACAAGATTAGCATTAACAGTAATCTGTGGACCACTCATTTTATCCTTGACAGCACCAATAGCACCTCCAATCATATCCTTCGCTTTACCTAGTAATCCTCTACCAATACCAAATGGGTCTAAAACCTTTGCAGCAACTCCACCTGCTTTCTTTATTCCACCACCAATACCTTTTAACATTCCACCAGCAACCCCTTGTGGTCCTTGAGCACCAGTAGCACCCGTTGCACCAGTAGCACCAGCAGCACCATCTGCACCATCTTGAGGAGGTGTTAGATCTACTGTCTCAGCATCCTTACCACCCAAATCAACTTTTTGAGGTTTCATTCCCTGTGGTTTAGGTCCAGCAACTAATCCACCACCAGACATCTTCTGAACATTCTCTGCTATCTCAGGTACATTTGATCCTCCAGCAGCAGCGTTCATACCTAAAAGAGTCTCAGCACCATACTTCTCTACAGCACCCTTACTCATCATAACCTCACCAGGTTGAGCAGCAATCAATTGAGTATCTGGTTCTGCACCTGCAACAGTCTGACCACTCTGAGATGTTATTTCTCCACCTTGATTGAATAATTGAACTGCTTGAGTTAAAGGTAATACTTGACCACCTGTTACCATCTTTTGAACAGCGTTACCACCATCCATACCATCTTTACCATCTAATGCATCTCGACCAGCAATTGTAATATCCTCAACTTGACCTCCACCAGACATCTTCTGGGTAGTCTCGCCCTCTTCTTTATCACCATCTCCACTTAGCTTAGATATTCCAAATGCAGCTAATCCACCTACTGCCAGTGCTCCTGCTGCCCACGGATTTTTCGCTATCGCCTTCAAAGCCATAGGAATCGCCGTCTTCAACATAAATCCTGTAATGGTTATTAATTTAGCAACTACAAATTTTATCAATCCACCCATAGGAGTGGCAAACAATACAAATGCACCTAATAAAGTAGGCCACCAGTCACCAATAAATCTTCCAAGTGCCTCTATCTTTCCTTTGTTCTGAGGATTAGAGAACCATTCAACAAACTTTAATAATAACTTACCTAAAAGAATATTTGTAAAGAATTTTACAAGTCTATCAAGAGCACTTTGAACAGGTGCTAATGCTTTACTTGCTACATTTTGAAGTCCCTTTACAGGACTCTCCATCTTAGACTCTGCTGCTCCTCTATCTGCTTTCTCACTATCTCTCTTACGACGAGAAATATCATTACGAATTAATGTATGCGAATTAGCAACAATCTCAGCAATTGATTCTACTGTTGCTCTTATTGCTGAGATAGTTTCAGCAATCCCACCACCACCAACATCACCACCTTCTCCACCTACTTCTGCGTCTGGTGGTCCTGGAGGTGCAGGTGGTTTTTTATTGAAAAAACTATCAGAAAAATCTGATCCACTAGTAGCACCACCACCAGCATCTCCACCTTCTTCTGCTTTATCTTTTTTTACCTTAAATCTACCAACCTTACCTTTAACTCTCTTCCATTCTTCTGTAATTAATTCAACTTCCTCATTAGACATGGTGGTGCTACCCATCCTGCCTTCACCCATCTTCTCTCTTAAGAGAGTTCTGTAAG